TTTCCCCAGTACAGCAGCTCAGTTGAGCATCGTGAGCTCATCAGCCTCAGACACTTCAGCTCTAAGTGTTCAAATAAACGGTCTCGATTCAAATTTCAATATTCTCAGCGAAGTAATTGCGCTGAATGGAACCACGACTGTTACTTCTGTCAATTCTTATTTAAGAATCAATGGGGTAACTTGCACGAATGGTTTGAATGTTGGCAACATCAGCTTCAAACAAGGCTCCACCCTTCTTGCTCAAATCAATGCGGGCACGGGGCAAAACCAAGCTTCCATTTACACCGTACCCGCTGGTTATACGTTTTACACTTTAAGAAGTTTAAAAACCGCAAACATCGGTTTTACCAACGGTTCTTGGATCAACTTTCAAGTTCAACAATATGACAATACGACTGGCGTCACAAAAATTTCGTCAGAACAAACGTATGTTCAACAAATTGAGCTTGACTACACGGCTGCTCCTCGTAGAGTGGCTGAAAAAACCGACATACAATATTTGTACAAGTCGAGCAGTGGTGGTCCGTTGATTGTTTCATACAATGCGATTGGTATTTTGATTCAAAATTCAAACGCTGTAACCGGAACAGGAAGCTAATCATGCCTTTAAAGAAAAGCACCTCCAAAAAAGCGTTCAACGAGAATGTTTCAGCTGAAATTCATGCGGGCAAGCCCCAGAAACAAGCCGTAGCCATTGCTTATTCAGTCAAACGTGAAGCCCAAAGAAATAAAAAAGCTGACGGCGGCGGGCTTTACGCAAACATTCATGCTAAACAAGAGCGTATTGTTCACGGTTCAGGTGAACATATGCGTAAAGTGGGGTCAAAAGGCGCTCCGACGGCTCAGGCTTTTAAAGACGCGGCTAAAACCGCTAAAAAGAAAAGCGGCGGGGACGTATCTTTGTCAATAAGTAAAGGTGAAAAACTTCCTACAAAACAGGGCGCAGGATTGACCGCAAAAGGTAGAGCAAAGTATAATAACGCTACCGGCAGCCACCTGAAAGCGCCCCAGCCTGAAGGCGGTTCACGGAAAGATTCGTTTTGCGCTAGAATGAGCGGGGTCGTCAAGCATGCCAAAGGTGACGCCCCAAGAGCCAAAGCATCCTTGAAACGTTGGAAATGTCCAAATTGGTAAAGGGAAGTAATGAGCACAAGCGGAACAGTTAGCAATACGGTCATAACGGTTCAACAACTGATTGACCACGGCGCTCGTAGGGCGGGAAAGCTCGCCGAAGAGCTAACCGCTGAACAAGTGGCGTCGGCTAAAGACTCGCTTTACTATTTGCTTTCAAATTTAACTAATCGCGGTATTCAATACTGGTGCATTCAAAAGAACGTATACGGTTTGATACCTGATCAGTATGAGTACTATTTGCCCATCGGTACAAATGACGTTCTCAATGCTAACTATCGCACCGTAACACAGAATACAGCGGGCGCGAACAGCTCTTCCGGTACAACGGCCAATGCTTTTGATGGAATTTACACAAATACTTGTCAGCTGAGCACAAATACCGGTTATATTGGTATCAATAACGGTTCAGGCGGCGCAATTTACATGGGCACGGTGGGTATTTTACCCGCCATTACCGGAACCGTCAACTATTCCATACAGTGGTCTAATGACGGGTCGACTTGGACCACGCTTTTAACCCCCACTACAACCAGCTGGGTAGCGAACACTTGGATTTACAATGACCTTGACCCTTCAGTTTCAGCCACGTACTGGCGAATACTGCAGAGCTCAGGTGCGAATATGGGTGTTCATCAGGTGGTTTTCGGTTCAAACGCGACCGAAATTCCAATGGCGCGTATGAATCGTGATGATTATGTGAATTTGCCCAACAAAAATTTTACGAATAATTATCCGCTCCAATATTGGCTAAACCGCACGATACCGCAGCCGATTATGACACTGTGGCCTTCGCCCCAGATTTACTCGCCGCAAGTCGTCGCGTGGTGCTCTCGTTATATTCAGGATGTGGGCTCGCTTCAAGGGTCAATTGAAATACCGCAGCGCTGGTATTTGGCCATTCAAAATATGCTCGCGCATCAAATGGCGTTAGAATTACCCCAAGTTGATTTGCAGCGAGTGGTTTACTGCGAACAACAAGCTGAAAAGTATTGGAACATGGCGGAGCAAGAAGAGCGCGATAAGTCGCCTATCTACTTCGCACCTAATATTTCGGTGTACACAAGATGAGTAAATGGCTTGATACGCGCGGAAACTCAGTTTTATCTATTGCTATTTGTGATAGATGTAAAATGAAACGCGCCTATGATGACATTGAATATGACCGGAACATTCCTGGCTTACGGGTATGTAAATTCGGTTGTAATGATGAGCGAGATCCTTACCGATTGCCCGCGCGGCAACCGGAAAAGATTTCTATCAGGTTCCCAAGACCCGATGCGCCTTTGACTGATTTGAATCAACCGGCTTATCCTTATGGGGGTTTGGTTGATGGGTATGTACCCGACCCAGGACACGGAGATTAAAATGGCACAATCAGGTTACACGCCGATTCAAATTTATTATAGCACAGTCACGACTCGTACTCCTAGCGGCACGAGCTTGGCGTTGGGCGAGTTGGCGCTGAACACAACGGACGGTATTCTTTATTTCAAGAACACCAGCGGATCGGTTCTTCAACTGGCCAATACTTCAGTAGCCACTGGTAACCTTCCCGGTGGATCTGCCGGTACAGTCGTATATCAAAGCGCTATAGGCGTCACGGCTTATCTTGCTTTAGGTGCGGCTAACACGGTTTTGACCTCAAACGGAACTGGTCCTGCTTATGTCAGCCAATCTAGCCTTTCTGTTGGAACTGCCGCTACTGCTAGTTTTGCAACTACGGCAGGTACTGCAACAAGCGCCACAACAGCAACCTCAGCTACTAATGTAGCAGGTGGATCAGCAAACCAATTGGTTTATCAAACTGGTTCTGGCGCTACTTCTTTTGCTACTGCCCCAACAACAACTGGTACAGTTCTAGGTTGGACAGGAACTAACTTTGCATGGGTATCTGCACCTGCGGCGACAACTGCATCCAATATTTCGGGTGGTGCTCAGTATCAAATCCCATTCCAAAGCGCTGTAAGCACAACCACTTTCAGTGCCAATCTGACATTCAATTCAAGCACCAATACATTTAGTGCGACAAATATTACAGCAACAACTGCTTTGAGCGGTACTACTATAACTGCTACTGGCGGAATAACTGGTTCAACAATTACAGCCAATAGTTCAATCTCTACTTCTGCAACGACAGGTGCGTTTAATTATGGAACATTGAGCTATTCAGATGTAAACATCTTTGCATCGCATCAGACATCTGTTAATAATTACGCTCAAAAAATTATGCAGAACACCAATAATGGTTCTTCTGCATCTGTAGACTTTATTGTTTCTAATGACCAAGGTACTGCAACTGCATTCTATGGTGACTTTGGAATGAACTCATCCACTTATAGTGGAGTGGGTAGTTTTCAACAGCCAAATGTAGTTTATTTGTACTCAATCAGCAGTGACTTGGTTGTTGGTACTCAGGGCGCAAATTATTTGCGGTTGGTTACAAATAACAATTCAGCAGATACCATTACTTTAAGCCCAACAAATGCTGTGGCATTTAATGGAAGTTATGGGTCAACTGGACAAGTGCTTGTAAGTCAAGGTACAGCGTCTGCCCCATTGTGGACAACAATCAATTCAACACCACCCGCGTTACTCATAACGATGGATCAATCATACGGAGGCTTTTAAATGGCGGCTAATACATCACCAATTTTCCCCGGAGCACCGGTCGTAGGCATAGGCACTCTTGTTTCTGCAACTCCTGTTACTTCTGGCGCAAACATCACAGGTACAACTGGATTAACTCAGCTGACAGCTACGTCTACAAACGGCACTCGTGTGGATAACATCACGGTTCGTGCTCAAGGAACAACGGTCGCTTCCACTGTTTATATCTGGGTATATAACGGAACGACTTCTTACTTGTTGGACATGATTGACATCGCTGCCGTCACTTCGACAACTGTTGTAGACAGTGCTTATGTTTCTCGTGGCTACACGAACTTGACTTTGCCACCCACATATCAAGTTTACGTTTCGCAAACCGTTGCCACCAACGTGAACGTGTTTGCATTCGGCGGTACATACTAAAATGTTCCAGCAATCATTCACTAAGAATACGGCGCTTCCGTATTACACCTACGATCAGCGTGGGTTGTTGCGGAATTGGTCACCACAAGATGGAACCACCGTCTTGGTGGATAGTCTCGGATTGTTTGTTTATTCAAACAGCAACAGTCAGATTTTAGACAACAACAACGTCAATACTTATCAAGTTCAAGACGACGACGAATCGTGTTTCCAAACGAGCACAGGTGCATGGTTGCTGGAATACCCGCATTGGGATTTGGTGAACAATTGGCAGTTGCCCGATTTTGAGGCGCTGTACGCAGCCACTTATTCTAAAGTTTCGGGAAGCCAAAGACTCATTTACGCTTCTGCGGCAAGTACGATTAGCACTATAAGCGCCGCTTCTCGAACCAGTCAAAACATTACTGTAAATGGTGCAAGTGTTGGGGATTTTGCATTTGTAACTTCTTCAGGTGCAAATTCTGTGTTAGTTTCTTATTCTGCATCTGTCACTGCCGTAAATACAGTTCAAATTTGGGCGTCAAATGCCTCTGCTGCTTCTCAAACTTTGGGCATAGGCAACTGGTACGTTCTGGTAGCAAAACAAAATTAGGAGTAAATTATGCCAATGGTTCGCGCAATGCGCTTATTGAATTCAATTGAGGCTGGTAGCACAAGCAGCGCCCAATTACAGCAATACCTTACCAATGGAGGTATTTATTCTGACTTTAGCTCGGTTGTGCAGCTTCCAGGTCAATGCACAGTTTTAGCTGCATCCAACACCGCCACTGCCGCGATCAATAGCTCGTCAAGTGCCACCACAATTGTTGGTTCCTCTCCTTATGCAAATTATGCATATGCGAACAACCCAACAGCAAAAAGTTTGTTGATTTCAACTTACAGGACGTTGCTCGGTACTTTTCTTACTAATTTCCCAGGAACTTGGGTTCCGCTTTTTACTTTCACCCCTGTAAATACAAATAATTTTACATCTAATGTTATAACTCGTTCATCATCTTCAAGTTGGATTTCAATCGCTTATGCTGGTGGTTATTTTGTTGCTGTTTCAAATAACGGGGTTACTTCTTATTCCACAGATGGTTTAAATTGGACTGCTGGCGGTACAATCCCAACCTATTCTTGGGGGCTCGCTGGGGGGACTATTGGGGCTACAACTTATTTTGTTGTAACTTACGGTGCAAACGTCAATAGCCCATCACAAACGAATCAAGTTTATTATTCAAGCAACCATGGTGTTAATTGGGCAGCTGCGTCAATGCCCTCAGGTGATTATTGGTCTGGTGTTGCTTTTGCAAACAACGCATTTATTGCGGTGGCGGGTGCGGAATCTGGTTCTAGCACTGCCACAGCAGTCTCCACAAACGGAACAACTTGGACAGCGGGCGGGACGTTACCTTCCAGCCAACCTTGGAATAATATTGCAGGTGGAACAATCGGTGCAACAAATTATTGGATTGCCATTTCGTCAAGTTATGCACAAGGTTTAAACACAGCCATTGCGGCTTATTCCACGAACAATGGAACTTCTTGGTCAAGTATAGTTTTGCCATCCACTCAATATTGGTCGAACATTGCTTATGGCAATAGTAAATTTGTTATAACTGTGGGTGGAAATTTTAAATCTGGAAGTTTTTCTGGAAATGGTTCCACTGCTGTAGCGGCATATTCAACCAATGGAACCAGTTTTACATCTGTGTCCTTACCATCAGCTCAGGGTTGGGTTGGTGTTACTTATTACAGTGGAAATTTCGTTGCAATTTCTGGAAACAATACTGCAATTTCAGCAGATGGCATAACTTGGACAACTCCCACTGCTGTAGGGAGTAACGGTATCAACGCTAACACTACGGCAATTGCTACGAATGGATCGAATGCAGCTTTAACCACCTACAATGGTTATATTTATTATTTTTTGTATCCAGGATTATATATTTATTTTTCAACAGCTTCTGCTGGGCCAACTGCCCCAGTTGCTTATGGAAACGGAACTTATATAATACCAACATCTTTAGGTTATTACAGTTCAACAGACTGTGTAAACTGGACTTATACTTTTAATCCTTATTTTTCATATGGAGTTGTAGGTGGGGCGCTGCCAGCTTCGACAGGTGTGGTTACTTGGATAGGGTATATTAACGGTTTTTGGTGGTGGGTTTTTGGCAATAACAGTGTAAGTTTTGTTGTTAAGGCAACTGCCCTAACTGGTGGAACATATACTTACATTTCCACAGGAACTGCAAATTATTTTAATTCTATTGCTTGGGACGGAACTACTAATTACGTGA